ACGTGGCGGGTGAGCGCATCTGGATCGTATTTCATTCGTCTTCCTCGCAAAATAAGCCACAGTCGGGCATAGTTTTCAGTGGGCGACCCTTCGCCTTGGGGTCAAGTTCATCAAGAAAGATGCGCTCATTCTTTACGCGCACAAGCCTTGCTCCAAGCCTGCGTGATTGCTCTGCACGCTGGTCAAAGACTTCTGGAAATTCGCGGCGTACCAAATTCCAATATGTCGGGCTGGTCGCCTTTACACAGCCAATGCAGTTAGCGTTTGGAAACCCGCGCCCGTAAATCTCAGGCAACTTTATGCCAGCGGCACGGATCATGTCGGCGCAATCATTCTTTGTCATGTTGGCGTCAATCAGGATCGGCAATACATTATCCCGCTCAGTCATAACAAACCTGTCATGCCTGTTGCGCTCATCAACAGTAAAGCCAAGGACATGCCAATCAACTGGATGGCTTTCCTCCCACTCTTGGCGAGCGCGCTTTTTAAGCTCAACCGTACATGGTGCGCCGTGTGGGAAAGCCATGCCCTTGCGGCGGTCAAATACGTCAACCACAGATGCCAATGGGTACTTGGAATTGACTGCGTATTGAATATCAATGCCAACCCATTTGGCCACATCTTCAGCGAAACGCTTGTTATCGTGATGTTCCTCAATGACAGGATTGTTGACAGCGTACACATTGTCAGCGCCATATTTATCAACGGTCAGCTTGAGTGCCGCAGCACTGGCCGCACCGCAAGAAAACCAGACTGCAATTTTCATTCGTCTTCCTCCTCCTCGTCGAATGGCGGGATCTCGCCCATGCCGCCGCACTCTGGGCATGGCACGGTCTCCATGATGATTTCTCCGATGTCTCGGCCTGCGTTGTGCGGGTATGCGAACCCCTGCTCCACGGTGCCCTCTCCGTGGCACTCAGCGCACGCTATGAGCTTCGGTAGGATGCTGTCCAGGGGCAGGCTCATGTCGCGCCCTCCGGGCGCTCAGCGGCCAGCTCACCGCCGCAGGCAGCGTATCCGACCAGATCCACCCAGTTGTCGGTGTGGGCGGCGTTACTTTTAAGGCGAGCAATTTTTATCTGTGCGCACATAATTGCGCAATCTGCGGCGGACACCTCAACCCCCAGGTGGATGCTCCAGTACGCCGCAATCGTCGAGAAGTTTTCCTCCATGTCGCCGTGCGTCGCGGCGCGATCTTTCGTGATACATTCGCTCGCCATGTCGAGGATGTCGGAGCGTGAATATGCTTTAGCCATGTGTGGTCTCCCAGTGTGTTGGACGCGCCTTCGGGCGCATTGGTTCGTCTGAAATATTAGCGGCTACTGTGCAGGCGATCAACAGCCCGCACAGTGACGTCCAGATGGCGAGGATCGCCCAGTCTTGTTTCGTTGGCATCATGTTATGCTCTCCCGGTGGGTGGGGGCCGTAGCCCCCGGTTGAGTTAGATTTTTGCTTCTACGACTTCAAGAAGATCGGAACGAGTGTCGGCTCGAGCAAATGTCTTGCCACCTTTCGTGGCTGTCCAGCGGCTTACACCTTTCCAGACGACGATGTCTGTGCCAACAATAGCCCATGACGCGGCTTCATTACCAAATCCGTTGCCGGCCCATGCGGTTGATGAGATTTTTTTAATTTGAAGTGTCATGTCCGTGTCTCCCTTGTTTCTGTCTATATTGTTAACATAGGGGTAACACACACCCCTTGCAAGCACAAAATGTTCACAAAGCGAAAAAAATGTTATAGGGTGCCAGGGTGACATTCATGGAGGATCACATGCTCGACGACCAAACGAAAGAACTGGTGCGCAATCTCAACAATCCGCACCGCGTGACAAACATCATGGCGCTGTTCAAATTCTGCGAACAGGCGGCCACGATCATACAGGAGCAGTCGGCTCAGCTGCACCAGCTGGCGGCGGACACGCTGAAGGCGCAGCCCGCTAAGACTGCGCCTAAAAAAGCTGCCAAGAAATAGCGTTTAGCGGGGGCCGGCGAACATCCTTAACAGATCCTGAGAAGGGTCGATCGGAGGCTGTACGCCGGCTGCCTGCGCTGACGCTCCCGCGCCGAGAAGCCCGCTTATGACGTTGCCCCTTGTCGCCTCTCCCGTCTCCCTGGCTGCCTGTATTCCCGGAGCTGCGCGCTCCATAGCCTGCGCCTGGCGCATTAAGTCGTCCGGTGTCATGCGGCGAGATAGGATTGGCGCCAGCTGCTCTTGAGCCGCGCGGATGCGATCCGCCTGGCCGCCTCCAGCCAACAGCATGTCAGACGCCATCGCGGTCGGCGCGCCCAGCAAGCCCTGCTGACCTATGCGCTCACCCATCGTCGGGGTGATTAACTCCTCAAAGCGCTTCTGCACCGCCTGGCGTATTGCTGTCTTTGAGTTTTGAGCAACAGAGGCTGCCATAATCATCGCGTCGCTGGCTTCCCGGATCTTATTTGACATCTTCTCGAAGCCAACGTCGCCCAGAACCATTTGCATCTTTGTGGCCACGGCCCGAGTATTCATCGCCTTCAGCTGCGCCAGCGCCTCAACCACTTCAGCGTCGGTGCGCTTTGTTGGGTTGATTTTCGCGTTTGCCGCAATCTCGTCTAGGCGGTTTCTAAGCGCAGTTCTGACGTGCTTGAGCTCAGTTGGCCCCATAACGTCCAAGGCGATCTGCACCTCTTCGCGCGTCACAGACGGGCTCAGCAAGTCGGTGCCCAGGTCTGCCGCGATCTTCTGGTCGATGGCATCTTTGCCCGCAGCGCGCGCCGCTCCATAATCTGGGCTTACCTCGTCAAGCGCGTTGCGCATCTGAATGGCCAGTGCAGTCTTGGAACGGTATCCCTCGATGTCGCCAGACCGCTTGAGCTCTTGGGCGCGGCTGTGCAGCCGGCGCGTGACGTAGTCCAGCGTCTCGACTGTCGGCGTCCGCATGGCAATGTAGTTTCCGTCAACGTCGTAGGTTATATTAACGCCGTCCGCCTGCTTCAGTATCTTGTTCGCCTGCTCTTCGCTAACGCGCGTCGGCACCATGTAGCTAAACTCTCCGCCGGCCTCACGCATCAGTGTGGTAGCGCCGGTCAAGTCATCTGGAGACACTCGGGTGTACAAATCAAGCACAGTGTCAGAGGCTTCTTCGCCGGGAGTTATCTGGGCGGTGTATGCGCTACCGTACAGATCCCTGCGAGCCTGTGCCGTGTCCGCCATGATGTCGGCCTTCTGGCCGATCTTGCCAGATGTAACCTCGCCAAGAACATCGTCCAGCGTTCTGGACAGATCTTGTGACGCGGCCAAGGATGTTTCGTTTAGGTTTGAGCGGACCACTGCCGCACCCTTACCCGGAGTGTTCGCCACGACGTCAAGCAGGTTTGACATGTTAGGGCCAAGCGTTGCTATGTTTCCGTAGGGCGTGTTGGCCGCGGCGGCGGCGCCGACGCCGTCAGCTTCCACGGCGTCTTTTATCAGCCGCTTAGCGTCGCCCTTGGCGCCGATCTTGTTAATGTCAGAGCGGAACGGCATTTCAGCCTTAAAGCGGCTCACACCGCCGGCGATTGACCCGATAACAGGCGCGACTGTCCCCGCGACCAAGCCGAACATGCCGCCGACTTGCGCCTGCCGTGCCGCCTCTTCTGCGCCGCCTTCTCCGTAACCTGCAATCCCGCCTTCGGCGGCGCCTATGCCAGTGCCGAAGCCCATAGCCTGTGCGGCACGCCCAATGCGCGTTGGTGCGTTTATTAAGCGGTCAGCTCCAGACGCCACGCCGGTGGCCACGCCGGTGGCTAGACGGGCGCCGGCCGTCAAAGCCGGATACTCTGCTTCCTGCGACCCTATGGCTGCGCGGATAGTCTCCTCGCTAATGTTTGGGTTCACTGCGGCCATCGCTGGCTCAACATAGCCGCGAGCAAACGGAACACCCTTACCAAACCCGCTGGCCAGCGACGTGAAGCCTTCGCCAACAACTTCGCGGGACATTTCGCCTTTGACGACTTTTGCAGCGTCTCCGCCTTCACGCATGATGCTGGTGATTGTGCCCTGGTCGGCGGTCACATATGCGTCGTTAGGGTTCACATAATTCATCTGCCGCGTCTTGCGGTTTTGCGTGATGTAGCCGCCGTCCGGGTACTGCTTCAGCAGCGTGGAGCCCTCGGGGACGTTTATAGCGGAGGCCGAGGCTTCTGCCTCTCTCGCGCGCTCCATGAAGCGGGCGGCCGCGGAACTGTCGCCAGCCGCATGTGCCTGCCGCGCCTGATCTCGTAATTGTGCTGCCGTGGAGGCCATATTAATCCCCTAATTTACTGGCGTTGGCGGGTAAAGGTTGTCTAGATCTGCGTCGCTAAGTGGAGGCTGCGTGCCGCCTTGCGTGCCTTGCCCCGGAGTGTAGATCATCTCGTCGGGAATGCTCTCCCCTTGCAGCCTGCGTGAGAAAATATCAACGTAGAAGCGCAGCTCTTTCAGCGAGTTGACGTAGTCCGCGTAGCTTTGCATCTGACCAAGGCGTGCCATAGCTTGCTCAGCCTTGATGCCTTCCAGCTCGGTGATCTGGCCGCCGCCTTTTAGCTTTTCAAACGCCTGCAAGAACACGTCGCCGCGGATTTGCTTTATCATCTCATTAACTCGAGCCACATTGGGATCGAGGCCAACAGTGGACGCAAACCCCCGGACAATGCCCTCGAAGCCCAGAGCGTCTTCTAAGTTGGGGTCGTTCATCAGGGCGTCGATACGCGCAATAAGAGCCGCCTTGCCGGAGATTTCCGTCCCTTGGGTTTTCTGGCGATCCAGCTCCTCGATCATCAGCTTGGCTGTCGGCCCGTCAATAAAGCCCTGCGCAGCCGCGGAAAGTATTGCTTCACGACTGGCGCCTGCACCGCCTAGCCCCAGTGTGCCCATAACCTGAGTGCGCTGCGCCGCAGCCGTCGCCTTGCGCTGCATGTCGGCCTGCTCGTTGAAGCGGCCGAGCATGGCGTTGAAGTTTCCGCCCTGCCGACCCGCCAGAGCCGCGCCTGCGTCAGATAGCGCGGAAAACGCCAACATCTTGCGCTGCGTTTTGCTCAGGAGTGCGTATGGATCTGTCGGAGTGGCAGTCTGGGGCGCCAGAAGCTGCTGGAGTGTTGCCGCGCCGCTTGGGGCCGTATCAGCGGCAGGCGCAGTGGCCGTATCAGCGACAGGCGTAGTAACGGGCGTAGTAACGGGCGTAGTAACAGGTTCCGGCGCCGGATCTTCCGCCGCTGACCCGTACCCCAAGTCGTCAAGATCACGAGGCAGCATCACTGTGCCCACCTTGACGCCGGTCACGTCCTTGTTCATGGCTATCATCCGGTCGATGTCTTCCTGCGTGAATAGTCTTGCCATGTCTATGCTCCTCTGTACGCCGTGTAACCTGTAGCCGCCGAACCATAGCCTCCGAGCAAGTTGCCAACCGCCGTCAACCCGCCAAACGGATCGCGCATCGTCGTTGTGCCGAGGCCCGCCGGAACACCGGAACCCGCCGCCAGGACCGCGTTAAGCTGCGTGAGCGGATACCCTTGCTGCTCTTGGAACATTGCGTAGTCCGACTGCAACTGAGCCTGCTCAAGGGCGCGCTGCTGCTCGCCCGCAGACATCTGAGCGCCGAGGCCGGACAACTCTGACTGCAAGCGCTGCCCCGCCAGACCACCCATTGCGTTAGCGGCCGCAGACCGGATGCCGGCAGCTTGGAACTGACCCTGATAGTTGGCCGCGTTAGCTGCCTGTTCGAATTGCGCCTGCTGCTGTGCAAACTGGTTCGCCGCCGCCATGTTGCCAGCGCGGGCCGCCTGATCTCGGGCCGCTGCGGCTTCGCGAGCCTGTTGGCCAAGTGTCTCGGCTGTCATCTGCTGGCCTGACTGCAATGCGCGAGCCTGCTGCACGTTGCCGATGTCGAACTGGCCGGAGCCAAGCGCCTGCGTAAACGCCTTCTCCTGCAATCCGGCGACAAGGTCTGCCGCCTGCTTGCCGTAAGCCTCGCGCGTGCCGGCTTCGGCGACACCTTGGCGAGATCCGCCAAAGGCGCGGGCCGCAGTCGCTTGAGCGCTCAGCTTGTTTAGCGCCTGCTCCTGGGCGCCGCCTAAAGTCTCCAGGCTGCGGTTGATTACGTTTTGAGTGTAAGGCGACATATACGCGTCGAAGTTTGTCCTCGCCAGCGTGTCGACGCCAATTTGCCCCGGCGCCCGTGCGGCCTCTACTGCCCCGACGCCCTGCATTCTCTCCGCCTGACCGAGCTGAGCCGCTTGCATGTCGGTAGGTGTGAAGTTGGCCAGACCTTGCTGCGCGCCTATCGCCTGGTCGTATGTCTGGCCGCCCATGTCCAGGCCGCCAAAGCCGGAAAGAGCCTGCTGCTGAGTGGGCGTCATTCCGGCAATCGTCTCGCCTTCGTATGGGGTGTATTCCGTTTCGGCGATCTCAATGCCGCGCGGCAGGATCTGCTCGCGGATAAAGTCTTCCTGCCACTGCGGCAGCTTGGTTTCTTTTGTCGTGGTCGAACCCATCAGCTCAGCTCCATCTCATAATGCCTACGCGTTTCTCGGAATGAAGCCGCCTCTGCGTATTTTGCGAACCCCTTGCGACCGTCAGTCTCAATCGCGTCCATTTTAGCGTCTTTCGCTATTTTTGTCAAAGTGGCCAACGCCTCTCCGGCCCAGAGGTGCATGTCCTCTCCGCCCATCCACTCAATCTTCATATTGCGGCGCAGCGGGTGGTGCAAAATGCAGGTCACGACGGACGCCATTGGCACCCCGTCAACGTAAACCATCCACAGCAGGGACATGCCATCGTATAGGTCTTGGATGATGTGGTCGGCGTTTACATTGTCCTGGCGCGCAGTGGACATCGCTATGAAGCGTCGCGCGTCTTCGATCACCGCCGGCAGGTTTTCTGGCAGCACGGCAAACATTTCCACCTTGGGATCTTGCTGCGGTTCGAAGCTGACCTTTATGACGTTTTCACTGGTCATCCGTGCAGCCTCGTTATCGCAATGGTTGAAGCTGGTGCTGCGGGTGCAAACGCCGTTGCCGCAGTTGCATCGAGAAATCCGCTGGTGCTATCAACAGCCCACATCGCTTCCAAGTAATCTCCGGCGGCAAAGTTAAAGATAACAGACCGAGACACGACAAGCGTTGCCCCGTTTTGATGCAGTGCGTTCTTCATCGTTGACCCAGCAACGTCAACGCCGTTGACGCGCGGCCAGAACCAAAAGTTTACAGTTGAGCTGGACGTAGATGAAATTTGCGCCGAAAAGCTAATCATATACTCGCCAGCCTCTTCGAAGACTATGCGAGATGCTGGTGTGCCGTTTGTAATACCTTCGGCAGCGCTTGATGTGTACGTCAAAGCGTAGGCGGTGTTTATAGATGCCGCAGTCTGATCCGCTGTGATGCCGCCAGCATACTGGCCATCCTCCAACACGATCTGATGCCACTCACCATTTTTGGAAACCACCGGATAGCCATATTCACGATCCCACATCAAGACGCCATCTGCCGCCGCACTATCGTAATCACGCCGATGCGTAAGAAAAGAACGTGTGCTTTGCAGCCACGCACTAAACTTTTCCGCCCATACTTTAAAATCAGGGCCTATGGGAGGTGCGCCATAAAAGCTCATCTCTTGGCACCCGGCCTTGCGTCAAGGCGCATAATGCCCACGCGCCAGTCAGCAGCCTCCACGCCTTCCACGCGCATTCTGATTTGACGCCCTTGGAAGCGACAAGATGTTGGGTTTGATGTGTTGAACGGCCCCTTTTCCGTTTCAGTGTCGTTGGGATAATTGCGAACCTTAAATTTTAAATCCACATCGCCCTGTGTTTTTTCGTCTGGGATGACGCTTGTGACCTTCATCAGGCGATCACCAGTGCCGATTGCTATTGGACCTGTCTCTGCAAATGGCGTTGCACCATCGTAGTCAAAGCCAACCTCATGCTCGTAAACAACGCCGTCGGACTTGACCATAAACGGACGGCGGAATACTCCGCGATCCACACCCGCAGTGCGGTCAATCTCGCCTGTCGTCCAGATGTTTTCCACATAGTCATAGGCAACGTATTTGTCGCATTCTGACGCATCTTGCGACTGATAGAGCCACCAGACCTCATTCCACTGGCTGTTGACCACCGCTTGAACCTTAGACGCCTGATCGTAATTCAAGTTGCTGAATACATGATCGGCGACTTCGCAGGGTATTTCTTGAACCTGACCGCCAGAATACAGGAAGAAGTTACGGCGACCCATCCAGATGACACCGGTATCTACAGAGGCATATGCGCCAGCCGAGATCATGCCGCAAGCCGTGCCAACCCTCTGGAAGCCATAAACAAATGGCGGCCCTTGGTATGTCATCGTATGAGCGTCTTGATCTGTTAGGATTAAAGACTGGCCGCGCGTCCGCACTCCGGCAAGGATTTTTCCGTTAGTTTGCAACTCTAAGTCGCCAGCTTGGTTAGTAGCCGCCGCAGTCCAGGTTGTGTTGTCCTCTTGATCTGACCACTTTACCAACCTCGCATTGGCAGACGCGCCGAGACAGACAAGAAACCTCTCCTCAGTTACGAAAGTTGCAGAGCAGTCCACTGGCGCGTTAGCAACCACAGTCGCCGTGGCGGTTACCAAATCCCACTCGTAAATCACGCCGTCATCCGATGAACAGGCAATGAGGAACTCACCAAAGTTATCTAAAGACCAAGTGGTGGCTCTGAGTATAGTGCCCAAGTCTGGGCGCTCAACACCCCAGCCAAACAAGCCCCAGCCACCGGAACCAAAACCAGTATTGACTGTTGCGCTAATCCGACCATCAGTTAACGCACCCGGTGTAATGTCTGACGTAACAGAGCTTTCCAACATTACTGTTAAAGTGTCATGCGATCCAAAAGCAGCATACCGCTCACCATCGTTGTCAACCCAAGTGTGAGCCCCTCGCACAATTCCGCCAGCGTCTACGGCAGAGTTGTCAGACTGCGCACGGGGGCGCCATCCGCCCACAGGACGCAAGCTGTCTTCATGCCAGCGCACTAGGTTGACATCGCGCCAGCGGCCTAGAGACTGATACTCAGTTCCGTTTGCGTACTGGCCCTTGGGAATGTTTAGCGGTACTAGAGGCATTGAGCATCCTTACGGTTTAGTAGGCCAGTCAGCCTCATCCAAGTGAGGCCAGTTAGCGTGGCTTGTGATGTCACGCAGTGCTTGACGATAAGCTGTTTGTTCAGCAGTCATAGTCAAGTCAGAAGATGCCCACCAGTCAGTTTCAGCGATAAGTTTATCACGCTGTGAGCGATTGCTCTCTGCTGCACTACTGTCTAACTGTGCTTGATATGCTGCCTCATGTTGAGCCTTGGTGGTTGTTACACCATCTTCATCTGTAGTGTCACCGAACATGTCAGTAACTTCCCATGCCTCAACCCAGTTGTTAAGAGCATCCTGCACGACACCATTGCGGCGCACTGATTGATATGCACCAATGCCATCCGTAGGTTGAGGCGCACGAAGCACAGGGTCTACATTCAGTGCGTCAAACACATTGCTAGTCCACACTTTAGGCATGGACATATTAGGGTTTTCTTTGCGTAACTGACCTTGAGATTTAAGCTCACCAGTTGTGCGATCACGATATTCAGCCATCAGTTGATACTCCTTTTTGGCCTTGATTTAGGCTAAAGCCCAATAGATATAAGTTGCGCCACTGACGTTGATTTCAGTAGAACCGCTTTCGTGGTTAACGATAATGCCACTGTTGTGTGGGTCAACCCAGTCTACGCCAGTGCCTTCAGCAAAGCTATTCAAGTTAAGGTATTTAACCCGATCAGTCCCTGCCACTATGCTCCGATTTGAATTGAAGGAAAACCAGTTCATGCTACTATCAATTCTTTTAACCACAAAGAACCTCGCACCAGAGGTAAAACCCATGTCAATAACTTTACCATTAGTTCCATCACCTGTGTATGAACCTATTTTACTAAATCCCGGTAAGGTTGCCCATAAAACCCCAAAAAACTCTTGGTTCATTTTATTTATTCTACTATCAGTCCCTACTGTGTAAACACTATCAGTTGGGTCATTGATCCAAGTTGTAGAAGTTAGACCAGTATAACTGGAATAGCCGCCATCAGCGTTTAGCCTCATTATTCCGGGGTTGCCGCTATTCTCAGGAATATCCTTGTGATATACAACCCAATCTTCATTCGCACTTAAACACTTCATTATCATCATCTCAGGAACAACCCCAAGAGCATGGGGCAGTGTTCTCTGAGTTTGATTGCCCTTGTAGTGGACAATATCCATGATCCCCGGCCAGCGTTTAAACACCTGCTGTATTACGTCAGTAAAGCCATACGAACCTGTCTTAATATCACCCATCTGTCCGTTGCCAAACAAATTATTACCATCAAAAAGAGCCGAAGCTGCGCCAGTCAAGGCTGAAACTGGCGCTCTGTAGCTAGTTCTAGGAGGCATAAGGGTTTCATTAGTATTTCCAGCAGCACGACTAATCATTGTTAAATCGTGAGCATATACTCCTGTAGTCTGATTGGTAGTATCACTACCAAAAACTGTGTTGTATACTCGGTCTACGGAAGGCGGTTCACCCATTGGGCCTCTTCTAATAGCCATATATACATACTTTGAGCCACTCGCATTTACTGAATTATCAGTATAGGCAACTTTAAACCCGTCCCCGTCACGGGTTAGGTAACATTGGACAACTCCAGAGGAGGCTTCTGGATCATCTCTATCTACGAAGTTAAACCTAGCATTGCTTTCGTCTTTATATAAAAGGGAGTAACTATTAAAAACATACCAGTTTGCAGTACCATTACTTGCTCTTTTGATAAGAATATAGTCGGGTTCAAACCCCAAAGAAATACTTTGTTCTGCACCCGTACCCGTGTACGAGCCACACTTGATTACGTCCTGATCACCTGTAGGGCCAAACTCACCGTCACCATCGTTGTGGGCGAAAAGGTAGGCTACGTAGGTTGCACCAGACTGATTAACGTCCGCATTGTTTCCTAAAGTAAACACTGAGCCAGTGGGGTCTGTGCTATCCCAATAAGAGTCTGCATCAAACTGATCATTGCTTGAGTTAAGCTGCATCCCATACAAAGCAGAAGTCATACCTCTATGATAGACAGGCCAATTACCTGTGGAGCTAGTCTTTTTAACTACTATAAACCCCGGTGCGCTTCCAAGGTTGTGACTTACTGTTCGTCCTTGAGTACCATTCCCAGTATACGTCACCACATCAAAGAACTTAGGAGCCTTCCTAAATGTAGTAGTAAGGTATGATCTAGGTGACCTATTCCAATAAACATGGTTGCCATTCATTGTGAAGCCGTTACTATTAAACGAGTTTAACCCAAAACTTGTGTTTGTAACTTCTGTATCAGTTCTGTTTGTATAAATGTATTTAGTCGCACCACGCTCTGTGTCGTAAAACCAAGGGTCTCCAGCGTTAGACCGACCTCTACCCCAAACAGCACCACCTTCACCCGCAAGATCAATTCCGTTAGGAACAACATTGGTGCCGTCATTTCCCTTATAAGACCAAACGCTAAATATATCTTCAATGTTTAAGCCACCGCCACCAGCGGCACTTGCCGCAGCTATTTTTTTCCATCCAGACATTATGCAGAACTCCCGATCCAAACGCCGTAAAGCGTTGTGCTAATCTTGAACAAAACGACTGTATCTGCCGCTGTCAGGGTGGGTGCGTTGTTTCCCGTTGCCGTAATCCAAGTGATCGTAGGCCAAGTAATCGTGTAAGATGAAGCACTTGTTAGGTGCAGCGACATACTTTCCCCCGGTGACAAGCTGTCAGTGAATGTTGTGTTGGCACCGATTGTTTTGGTTTGCACCGTCCCGTTATTAGGGTCAAGGGCCGTCCCCGTAAGGCTGTAAACCGTTTCCACGATAGCATTGGCAAACTTAACATCACCATTTGCATCCGCCGTGACAACCTTACTGGCCTCAGACGTACCAAGCGTGGTGATGTCGTTGTAGTTCAACTCGGCAGTGGTCGAAGTCACGCCGTCTAGGATGTTCAACTCGGCGGCTGTGGCGGTGATCCCAAGCGTTGTCAGGGTTGTCGCGTCGATTATTGACCTGACGTTTGCCGCTGCGCCAGTGCCATCGCAGTATATTACGCCTGTTGAACCATTTACCACCGTGACATTAGCGCCTGTGCCTTGAGTAAACGTGCAGTCGTATCCGCTGTTATTGTCTACAAGGTAGAACTTGGACGCATCGTTTGGCGTTACGGTGACTGTGCAAGCCTCTGTCGCGCCAGATAGCACCAGAACTT